TAATGTTTTGTATACCGTAGTTCCTTGAGAAACATCATTATGTGGTTACGTGTAATTTTGGAGTATCTTATATGATTTGGAAGAGGTGTGCCGTCTTCGTTCATGCCATCTATGAGTAACCTATAGGCAACGAATTTAGCATCTAGATCCTGATATAGTTTCTGTGATATTTTACAATTCTGTTTTCCTTGGTACTGCTTTATACAATCCTGGAAGTGAAGTACCCTATTGTAAATGAATTTACCTACTATATTGACGCGTGTATAATCCCTGTGTGTGATACCGGCCTCAATCGCGTATTGCTGTGTAGAGCAACTGAGACATGTTTTTCTATTGAACTCATCTATTTCGAAAAGATCTTCATCTGTGTTCTCACATGATGGACAATACGAGCATAAATCTATGGTATCTACCTTCTCTGGATTGGCGGGTACGTCGAAATCCGTCCATTCTTTGTTTTTGATCATCTGTCTGACTATTTCTAAGAAACTAACAATGAGTTCATTCTTTCTCCTCAATATTGGCAGATTGTTTTCTTTGATATGAGAAATAGGCTTCTTGAGGATTGATGTATACTCATCGATGAGAGCGTGTGTGCGCGCAAAAAAAAGAGCACGAGCAGTCTTCTTTTCATGAAGAACGGACTTCTTGATATATTGTAGTTCTTCATAAACACTGGGGTCCAAGCTGTGTGACGTGTCTAGTAAGAGCGTGTCTAGAAGCTGTACCTTCTCCTCGTTAATTATCTCTTCCTTCTCCATTCGCTTTAGGACTGCTGAGTTAAGTGATAAGATATTTATTGACATCTTTTCATAATCAAGTGTAGCTGTTTATCTCATTACAAGTGTATACATGTTGTCATATTATAGTCATTATTGCTTATTTGAGGAGGGATTCTAATCTTGGCCGTATGTCACGCTCAAGCTCTCTATCCTCGTAAGATTTACGCTCTGTAAATTCAAAGGGTTTGATGTTTATGCAGTTACCGGGCTGAGCGTCGTACACCTCGGGGTGGTCGTCGATGATGTACGTCCTATCCATATCAAAATCAAGTAACTTAAATTCATCCTTCAGAATGTTGAGTGATTTCTGCGTGTCTTGAAGACGCTTTGACCGTTTACAGTGGTAAGAAAAAAGAACATAATCAAGCTTACGCTCTGGGTGACCTTTGAGTATAAACTCGTCTATGATAAATAGAGCGTAAGACTTGGACGCCGCTGTCCACACGCTTACGTTGAAATTTTCGAACAGGAAATCTAAGAATTCTTGTAAACCTGGGCGTTCAAATACTTTATAAACACCTTCCATGTTCTCCCATCTGAATTGCTTCATTCTTGGTTTGAATATAGGTTTCTCCTCATTTTTTGCCAAGGAACAGATGAGAGTGTTGTCTAGGTCGAGAAGTATATTTATACGATTAGGAGCTTTATAACGATTTACGGTATCTCTCGTCATCTTTTGTAAATGACAAATAGATTCTAAATACCAATCATGAATATTTTTCAATGGTAGTAAAATGAATAAATTCCTTATGTTAATATTAGCAGTTTTGATTATTTTACTGGTTATATCTGTATTCAGTGTATCATGTGAGCAGACTAGAGCAATGAAACTAGAGATGCTCAATGCGTCAAGTGAACAACTGGAAACCGCAGAAACAGCAGTAATGGAGTGTAATTTGGCTATAAAATTAATTAATGATGAGATCAGCAAAATTAGAGAATTAATAGTAAAAAAAAAGATGGTTGATTTAAGGACTTGTAAAAGTAAGTTTGATGCAAAGATTGAGGAATATAAAATTATGTATAAAGCAGTGCATGGTCGAGTCCCAAGTGTTAAAGAAATAGATGATATGAAAAAATCGTTAGGTATTACTTTTTAGTTGGTTGGGCAATCAATATCTTTATTTAAGTTCTTAACTTGAAAAAAGCTCACTATCGATTATCATATAAAAATAAAATGAATCAATTTCAGATCAAACCAAGGCGACCCGTCGCTAGAGTAGATCCTCAACCGAGACAATTGGCCACAAACCCGATGACTGTTGAGGAATGTAAACACTATGTAAACCAGAAAATAATCCCTAATTTTAGGTATCAACACATCGAACAGGACACAGTAGGAGACATTGATCAATTCAATGCCTCAAGAGTACGAGAAGATTTAGAATTAAAACCCGAACCATCTTTTAAAGATAATATTTTTGAATGTAAGCGTGTAATTCCTCCAAATAAGATATGGCATAAAAACCGAAATCTGGACTCACGAGCGGTCGCGAATACATTCAATTATATCTTCTATAAATTCAAGAAAGGAATATTTGTACGCATAGCAAACAATAAACTTCAAACATTTCTCCCATTAGAGAACGCCCATTACAAAAATGAATTCGGACACATCCTAAAGATAGATCCTAAATATGGATCAGTTCAAGAGTTTTTTGACTATGTCTCGAAATTATTAGGTTATAGACCAAATAGACAACAAATCAAACCTTTCGATGAATGGGTAGCCAACAACTCTCTTGTCAGATATGAGGTAGACCCAACCGAAGATACAGCGACAGTAGCAACAGCTTCTGGAAACAACAAGGTCACTCTGTTGGATATGTTCAGGACCCTATGTGAAGAACGTGAAGTACCTGATATAGAATTCTTCATAAATAGACGTGATTATCCTCTATTGAAGGTTGATAGTACCGAGCCGTACAATCACATCTGGGGTACCAAACATCAACCACTCGTATCTCATAATTATGACAAGTACGCTCCGATCCTTTCTGGATCGTCTACCAAGATGCACGCGGATATCGCATTCCCTACGTATGAAGACTGGGCTCGAGCGACATACCAGAAGACAGGACTTGTCTTCCCTAATTCGTGCCGAGAGTACCCGGACATCAAACCTATAAAATGGGCGGAGAAGATTGATAAAGCTGTATTCAGAGGAGCAACCACTGGATCTGGAGTCACTGCTTCCACTAACCAACGTCTTAAAGTCATTGATATAGGCTCTAATCATAAAGATATAATGGATGTAGGCATCACTAAATGGAATCTGAGGCCTCGTAAGCTTGAAAACGCTCAATATTTACAAACTATTGAGCGAGGAAAGTACCCAAAGGCTAACAGGTTAAATCTTCAAGAACAAAGCCAGTATAAATACATCATCACATTAGAAGGACATGTGGCTGCTTATCGGTTGTCTTACGAGCTGTCTTCTGGATCTGTAGTCATGTTAGCCGAATCTCAATGGCAAATGTGGTACTATCCCTTACTAAGAGCGTATGAACATTATGTTCCCATCAAAGAAGATTTAAGCGACCTCGTTTCTCAGATAGAATGGTGTAAGGCGAATGATTCTAAATGCGCGCTTATCGCCAAAAACGCGAGAGCATTCTACGACAAGTACCTAGACATGAAAGGAATTCTGGATTTCCTCCAAAAGGAATTATGGGAGATATCCAGGAAGACGAAACCTTACAAGTACTTACCAGATCTCACAATATGGGCAGTGGAGGATGAAGAAAAACAGCTTTTCAACGAAATAAAAGAAGGATCGCCTACAATCCCTAAATTTACTAATATCGTTTATGGATACCCATTACCATCTAGTCCACGGTGTGTGGGTGCACTGGACGGTATATTGAAAACTATTAGATCAAAGAACATCAATGATATAACTTGGAATGATACAATATTCAAGAATGTAAATGGCAGAATAGATAGATTTACTATGAATGGCGTCCAAGTAGTAGGAAAACGAGCCAACCATAGAAATAAAACGCTTGAGCACATACATGAGAGCTACATTGGCCTGAAAGCGGTGAATAAGATGGTTGCTCGCGCACCTAACTTTATGTATGTGTTTGGGCCTCTTAAAGACGCTCACGACATGGTGTTCGTAGAATATATAGAGGGTGTGTCATTATTGAACTGGTTAAAATCCCCCCAATATAACTTCAAAGACTTTCTATCAATCCTAGTACAACTAAACATGGCATTATCGGTAGCTCAAAATTATATTGGTTTCATACATTACGATCTATATCCCTGGAACGTCATGATCCAATCATCAAACAATATCAGATATTATGGCGACAATAAAGGACAAACATCTTTCACTTATTTTCTAAATTTCCAGACCGACCCAACTACTGGAGAGAAGAAACATAACATCGTTACAATCAAGCAACCAAGAGTGGTTCCTGTGATGATCGACTATGGTAAATCTAGAGCGATTGTATACGAGTCTAAGTACGGAAACATCGACCATGGGTTTGCAAATCTGTATCAACATAATTCTATAATAGACACACTCACAATTATGTACGGGTCATTGAACGTACTGAAGGATTCCAATCGTTTAGGAACAAATGAGATGAAATTGCTAGACTTCCCCAAACGTCTAGGTCTAGATTCTCCAGGAGATACGAAGCGGTGGGGTAAATATGGGGCCCTGTTCTCATTCCAACCGAAGGTAAAAACTGGAGCCAGTGCAGTTCCAAAGAATTTTATAGATTTCATTATGAGCACATTTAAGACAAACGGTGCACCCAATCTATCACAATCTTTAGAATTCGGGTACCCAATGGAAAAGGGCGTCAATCCAATAATTGCTGAAGGATTCATGAGGTATGGGAATAAAGACGCTGCTCTATTAGAAATCGTCAAAAATGTTGATAGATCCAGGCCGCCAATAAGTGAAGATAAGTTCTTCCAACTGGTAATTATGAATATATTACAGAGGCGTATTGGATGGGTGGAAGATGAAATGGCTACAGCATCGAAAGAAATCAAGAGGAAATGGGAGACAGTGAGAAAGTTACTCTATGTGACAGACCAACGCGTTGAGAGTGCGATGCCTGAAATTGACTTCCCAAAGCCTACAGCTATATATCTGGACAGCGAAGTGACGCCAGATTATATTGAGGCTCAGGCACGATCAATGGATATGAATTATCCACGTCAAGAAGATTGGGTGATGACGTGGATATTATGCCTTGAGGCATACCTGTTCGGAGTGGTAACTAATGAGGGAGATTATGCACATTTTATTGGGTTAAATGGGTTCCTATACCATAATGCACTAGCAAGCAACAATACATTGTTTAAGATGAGAGATATTCTCCTTGAAATTAAAAAATGACAACGAGTTAAGTGAATATTAATGAAAGAAAATGACCGATCTGGTATATGAACTGTTGTCGCATGTTGTGAAAAACACTAATATAACTATTAATTTCAATGTTAAACAATTACCAAATGAAGATACTGAATCTACTCCTTCTGATTGCCCTCCTACCATATCTGCGCCTGTTGCAGGCCTTGCGAGAGCAGACCTTATCCAGTTGATTAAAGCATTAGAAGATGTGTCATCTGCATTGAAGAAAATAAATATGAGTTTGGTTGGTGCCAAACAAGATGAAGTAACCGTTATGCTTAATAACTTTAATAAAATTTTGAATTCGGCTAAAATGATAGTTAACGCAGTCTAATTAAATTAAATTCTCTATCCCTTCATGGGATATAGATTTGAAAACAAGTGCTAATGGATTATGTAGACAAATAAACACAATGACTATGAAATTGAGCAATCTGTTCAGATTCACGACCAAATCTGGTCATACATCCATAGACGCCGTGAAGAGCGCTATACAGAAATATGCACGTAGAGGTATGCCGGTAGAGATGCTCAACGCAGTGTCAGAAATGGATGCTTTTATGAAGTATGATGATTCGGACAATGACACTATACAGCGTTCTTCAAAAGCGATCAGGACAAACATGATTAATATCCTTAAAGTAGTCTTATTTGAAGAAGTATCTTTTTCTCAAGTAGGATCATTCGTCACAGTAATAGAGAAAATCAGAGAGTGGGAGGACGATGGTAGGACAGATAAGAGCACGTTAGCAGAGATAGTGGCTATCATTGCTAATTCCAAAAAACTCAGGCTCACTATCTATCTACGAGAAAGATATGGAAAAGGAGAGAATTGCACACTCGATAAAAAAGACTTTCTTTATGGAATTGATAACCAGGAAATAGACTGCGTTGAATGGATCTATCACAATGGAGATGAGGCATTGGCAATGTTGGCATCTACAGATTTTCAGTTTCCAGGTAAGGAACATGTCTTACCTCTAATCACAGCGGAGTGGAGGCGTCTTAGACCTACCAAAAGCAAGGCCGGTAATAATAATCGTTTCATTTTCATTATAGTTCCATGGTTATGGATCATGTATAATGGCGACATAAATGAACAAGACGGTAGTGATGTCCCCTCATTATCCAAAAAGATTGTTAATACAGCATACAATAAAACTGACGTGCAATTTGATGATTTTGTGTATGACAAATACACAAAGGAAGGTAAAAAAAGGGGTAACACATGGGGAGATAAAGACGCGAGCGACATCGTAAACAACAACGATGATGTATGGTTATCGCACTTCGAAGATCTTAAGGTATATTACAATAACCAACCCGAAGAACATAAATCCCGTAAGCCTAGAGCACTCACAGAGAAGCAGAAAGCGAAAAAAGCCGCTAATAACGCAAAACCCAAACGTTTTAGGAGAGAAACCGTTAAAATTGGTGGGATCAATGAAATAGATATAGATGTTGATGATATAGAAATGATCTTAGAGGGTGTGAGACGAGGTAGACTACCATGTGGAAAAGTGTATATAGAAGGTAAGGAGAAGTTCATTAAACATATGACCAAGAGCCTCAATTACGGGATGGACTACCTATACATTGATAGACAGAAGCGTTTGTTCGGGCTGAATGAATTGGGTATTGAAATACGCAAAATACCTGGTAAAATTCTTGTAGTGAATAAGGATCAGGGTAAAACGACTTACGAATGGGAAGATAATGAAGAAGGACAGGTTATTGCCATTATGGATAAAATCGAAGAGAAAACAAACCTTGGGAAATATAAGAATTTTCTCAAAGATGAGACCAAATTCAAGGAGATGATTAAGATTCGTCTCTTCAATGGTTTGTTTAGGACGTCAGATAACGTCCTAAACAATATCATAGTTGACGAAAACGATGAATTATGGGCAATTGATGAAAATGACATATACGGCAAGCGAAAGAATGTTTTCAACAAGAAAGAATATGTGAAAAAGAATAAATTCATGACTGTTGAGACTATTGAGAATGTAATTGATGAGCTGGATTTTGAATCTCACGAGGAGACATTAATTGGTGAGATGCGGAAGTACTTCTCTAATGCGTCGTGTAAATATTATGAACGTGAGATAAGAGAACGTATCCACAACTATAAGCAGATCATCATGAAAGAATTAGATATGGAGTGAGTGGAGAGAAATCTCCTATACCCCTAGGGGTATAGGAGCGTAATTTGATTACTAAGCTAAGAGTGTGATTGAAATTAAATAAAGCATGTCTAAAGAAATGTTTGTTTATGATTGGGTACTTGACCCTGATCAAGATACCACCAAAATTAGGATGTATGGTATACATTCTGGACCTGACGGAATCAATAGGAATGTATGTCTTCGTGTCAATAATTTCAAACCATACGCATACATTCAGCTTCCTGACAATCGCGACGATACTGCACGAGCGGTGATCGATCACCTCCAACATATGGAATCACCACCAGTAATGGTTGACGTAATTAATAAGAAGCATCTTTATAATTTTGAGAATATGGATAAGAAATCACTATTCATGTTTGTTTCATTTGATTCGAAGAAGCACATACAAGACATGGTATTTTATTTTAAGTATGGTATCACCATATTTGGTGAGTCCGTAAAAATTAAGGTACATGAAACGTCCGCTAATCCTATTCTTCAAATGGTGTCATTACGAGACATACCTATGTCTGGTTGGGTAGACTTTTCTAAACGCTGCCCCGAGCCGGTCCCAGAAGACCAAAAAATCACGGTATGTGATGATGAGTACATTATCAAATGGAAAAACCTCAATAAATCAGACCGTGTAGATCAGATAGTACCGAAGTGTATGGCATTTGATATGGAGGTTAATTCAGAATTCACGAATCAGATGCCGAGTGACAGGCCAGGCGACTGTGTATTCCAAATCTCATGCGTCATTAAGGAGAAGGGTAAACAGCGTCGGAAAATCTTACTCAGTTTGAAAGCGAAAGATATGAAATTGTCTGATTCTGAGTTGTTAACAGATGTGGAGGTGCGCTTGTTTGATAAAGAAAAGGATTTACTTGCTGGGTTCATGGATCTAGTAGCTACAGAAAAACCAAACGTTATGACAGGTTTCAATATTTTTGGTTTCGATATAGAATACGCCATGAAAAGATCGGTTAGGTTTTTCCTCGCTGACGACTTCAAATTAATAGGCTTTAACAGAGAAACCCCCGCGCGTATCGAGGAGATTAAGTGGTCATCAAGCGCGTACAAAAACCAAGTATTTAAATTCATTAATTGGGAAGGAATACTGTTGATAGACCTGCTACCAATCATACAACGCGATTACAAGATGGACACGTATTCACTGAAGAAAGTAACGGCTTTCTTCCTTAACGATAATACGAAAGACCCAGTGACACCCAAAGATATTTTCAAGGCGTATAAAACACGGGAGAAAATGGATGTAGTGGGTAAATACTGTATTCAGGACAGCGATCTATGTATAGAGCTCATGGACCATCTCCATACATGGGTTGCGTTATCCGCGATGTCCAAGGTGTGTAACGTGTCTATGTTCACACTATACACACAAGGACAGCAAATAAGACTATACTCACAGGTATACAAATACTGCCTCAAGGATAATACAGTAGTTGATAACAACGGATACGAAGCCAAAACCAATGAAAGATATAGAGGAGCTCACGTGATTGAACCTGTTCCTGGGTTCTATGAACGTGTGGTTCCAGTAGATTTCAGCTCACTTTATCCATCTCTCATCATTGCTTACAACATATGCTATTCGACGATAGCCAGCGACGCGACACCTGACGATAAATGCAACATTTTCGACTGGGAAGACCATATTGGTTGTGAGCATGATCCTAAAGAGATCAAGATCAAAACACTCTCGGAGAAAATAGATAAAATTGGTAAAGAGCTATCCGCTCTTAGAGCCAAACGCGACGAGATTAAAGCCTATTCAATACCTAAAGGGACTACCGTGAAAGAAGCAAAAGCAAATATACAACTGAAAATAGACAAGAAGGTAGCTGAGCAAAAACCGTATAGAGAACAACGCCAAGAACTCAAGAAAAATAAACTGGCTGACCGCGAGGATGATGATGGTAACAAGATAAGCGGAGTAGTGTGCGCGAAACGGTACTATCGATTCCTCAAACCAGAAATAAAGAAAGGAATCATTCCCACCATCATTCAGAGCTTATTAGATTCGCGTAAGTACGTCAAAGGACTCATGAAGAAGTGTGATGAAACACAGAAAATCGTTTATGACAAAGAGCAGCTAGCTTACAAGGTTTCTGCAAACAGCATGTATGGAGCTATGGGCGTGAAGAGGGGTTATCTACCGTTCATGCCGGGCGCGATGTGTGTTACTTATGCTGGGCGTAAGGCGCTTGAAAAAACAGCAGAATTAATACAAACACAATTCAGAGGAACTTTGGTTTACGGGGACACCGATTCAAATTACGTTATATTCAACCATATTAAAACAATACCTGAAACATGGGACTATGCCATCAAAGTAGCAGAGGGTGTAACCAATTGGATTGAAGATGGAAAAAGAGTATTCCCGGAACCAATTAAATTAGAATTCGAAAATACAATTTATGAACGATTTCTCATTCTCTCCAAAAAAAGATACATGTATCAAGAAATAGACAGAGATGGGAATCTAAACAAGAAGGTTGGGAAAAAAGGAGTGATCCTCGCGCGACGAGACAATTCACATGTCGTTAGATCCGTGTACGAGCAGGTGACATCCATGATATTCGATAAGAAAACAAAAGATGATCTCTATAATTATGTAGACAACTATGTCAAAGATATATACGACAACAAAATAGACTATAAAGAATACGTTATCACAAAATCGGTAGGGGATTCAGATGGTAGTATAGATAACGAAACAGGACGAATGGGAGATTATAAGGTCAGAGAACTACCAACCAACTCAGAAGAAAGAAAGAAGGTATTGAATGGACGAGACGAAAAGGAATACTATATTTCGTGTTGTCCGGCTCAGGTACAGCTCGCAAACCGTATGAAGAAACGTGGTGTTCCAGTAGATGCCGGGTCGCGCATAGAATACGTCGTCACTAAAAAACCCAACATCAACACGTTGGGACAAAAAATTGAGGACTATGACTATTTCAAAAGGCATACAAACGTTCTGGAAATAGATCCTAAGTATTACGTAGAAGCTATGATTAATCCTCTCGATCAAATATTCAAAACCATGGGATATGGAGACATGATGAAGCAACTCAGCATAAAATGGGATAAAATATCAAAGGAGCGTGAAGAAACGAAGAAACCAATTTTTATAAAGAAACGGTAGATGGACCAGTTAGAGCTAAACAAAGATTTGAATATTGAAAATCATCAAATACATTGTTATAATGAGAATATGTTTCAACAAGAGAATAATGATAAAAAGACAATATACAATGACTCTCAAAATGTTCACAACACCACCATCAATGAAAGTGTAATTACAGCAGCTAAAACATTAATAGAAAAGATGGTAGCCACAGTCACATTTGACGGACGCTACAAATTTAATGTTTTCAAGGATGATACATCTATATCAATAACAAATCGTCTAGCTGAAATCCTCAATAAGAACCCTGAAGACGTCATAATCATAGGTGACAATGGTGACAATGGTACGCATGAATTACAACCCAGGATGACGTATAAAATACTAAAGAAAGATGAGATAAAGAAAGATGAGAATATAATCAATTCTCGTTTTAAACCAGAAGATGTAGAAAAGTACTCGGATGTATTTGGTTTAGAAGATTACATATTTCCTAATAATGTTGTAAGAGATGGTGAATTAGGTAGGCGTCTTGAAGAGATATTTCTAGTCACGAATAAATATCTCATACATGTTTTTGAAAAAGAGATAGAAGAGGAATTGCTCTTTTATCTGGATATATGCGGTATTAAAGACGCTGAATTAATTTGGTTCGAGCGTGATGAAATATTGAATGATTTGTTTATGGTTATCGGAAATGATCTCGGAAATGATCGTTCTGTTGATGTATTAAACGAAGTATTCATAAACGAGGTATTCAAAGATATGGATAATATGAATTCGTTCATAGACCGTGTTAAGACTAGCAACGTAAGAGACATTAATATCCTAGAACTCCTAAACGCTGTGTGGAAATTTATTCATACTAAGAATGGTGAGACTATAATTGAGATGAAAAAGAGATTCAAGGAAGAGATCTTAGAAAGTATGAATGTGTGTACATCTGGTATATGTGCTCACCTCGTTTCGGTGATCCAAGGGTATTTTGATGAGGACATATATCCATCTCTTAAGATAAAAATATCTACTATTGACGAAATGAAGGCTAGAATTTATAGAAGTATAAACGTGATTGCAATGGAAAAAGATATAGATCCTATGATAGATCATGATGATTTTAAGAAACTAATTGATGAATACATAGAAGCGAACGTAAAACTATTATCGAAAGAATTCGATATATCGAAAGAAAAAATCATAGATATAACATACAAGATGTACATAGACGATGGTATTGACGAAACAGACTAGGAGTATGTACATATATTGATGATAGACGAAAATTGACGAAACAAACTAAGTGACGTGACGACGATAGGACGTGACGATAGAAAATTGATCTTTTCTATCTATTACCCGACGGGTAATAGAAATTTTTATAAATCATTTATCAATTCCCACAAACGAGGAAACATTCCAGTTTCTGTTAGGATCTTAATTTTTTCTTTCTTAATATATGGTAACCTCTTTTCCCACTCATTATTGGTTATGGCGTCCTGGATAGTTTTGATAGCTATATCCCAATTCTTAAGATCTATCTGTATATACGCGTGTGGGTCTATGAATTTGGCGACGTTAGGAGCTCCATAGTAAAAACATAAAGTTTCTGTCATGATACAATCCACTAATTTTTCTGTCACATAACCGTTGATAAAGCTGTTCTCACATGAGAACGAATACTTATATGGGATAAGTGCATCATCTTTATAATGAGGTGCTCCTAAATATCTATTCCAAGAGTGATTATGAGATCCATAATTTCCATATGCGTCCCAATCTATGAAATTCTGTGCATATAGAGCGAATGCTTTCCTCAATTTATGTCCTTCTGTAAAATCCTTTCCGGAAATAATAGACGACACAATATCATTTTTCGTTTTCAATATCGAGTAGTTAGAGATAAGCAATTCATTTTTAGTTTTGTTGATGTGCCACTCAAGGTTGTTATAACTATTATCGTCATGTACAATCTTGGCTTTTAAGAGATTTTTATCTACATCTCTCCAGAAGGGGTCCATGAAAACAGGTTCCATCTTCATAAAGATAGTGCGTGATAATTCATCAATTGATGGGTACCACTGGTGTGCCGCATTGACTACGAGTATGAAGTCAGCGTCATCTGAAGACGTTTCATCCCCTACAATCTTTATAGACTTTTTATTTTTTGTGTACGTGTAATTACCATCTGTCATTTTGTCCCATAATTTACAGAGACCATCACCACTGGTCCAATTATTTAACATTTTCAATGTAATCATTTTTTACTTTACGTAATTGAATAAATATAAAAGAAGTGATTTTATAGGACTCCTACACCGAGGTTGTATGCATTTGATGTAGGGCACGCTTTTGCGTAACCATCCGAAAAACTACCTGCTGGTCCTAAGTATTGTGGTGTGCCATCTGATAGCATATTAGGGTAACCCGATGGGCCGCTAACTGTCATGACCATATTGTTCGCGTTAGCACCACATGGGGTCCCGTAGTTCTTCATATATCCACCATTAACTGTTTGAGTGGTGAGGAGAGGGACTGAAGAATTAACAGCTGGGTCAGGGTCTGCTCCAGCTGCCCAATTGTTGCTCTTCATATGTTCTGCGAAGTAGTCGTATGGCATTCCAGTGCGCCACCCCATATTTTGTTCTGGATGAATTACGGGAGGTGCCCCAACAGCCACGAATTGTCCATCTGCAACCTGACTGAGGTAATCACTACCATAGTTGCTTACATCTCCTGTTGGTCTGTACACATAATAAGTCGGTCTGGATGTTTGCATACCTAGGCCGGTGCAAAACCCTTCCCCTGATGCGACCGAGAATATTGCAAGAACTGCGATTATCACCAGTATCAATACGATGATGTTACTACCATTCATTTTTTAGTCATATTGATAAAATATTTGAGTTTGTGGATGTAACGAATACAATAGAAGGATAAGTATCAAGATGGAAAACATTGCACTCAACGCATTAAAACAATCTATGATTCCTGATCCACGTTATCAGGGATTACCCATTATTGAGAAAGAAGAAGGGTTCAACCTAATAAA